ATTAAGTAATTTAGATGTTTTTATATTGGCAAAATATTCTATTGCTATCGATAGATTGTGGCGGATAGAAACTCAGGTAAATAAAAAGCCAGCATTATTATTAAATGATGGCTTAATGAAACGTAAAAAAGATTACGATAGTGACTTTTATAGATGTAGCGATGCATTAGGCCTATCTCCACAGAGTAGGGCAAAACTTGCTAATATAAATTTGCAAGCAAAGGAAATACAAGATGATTTATTATTAAAAGCCTTAAGAGAAGAGGATGAAGAATGATACTTTTAGATAAAGCATTAAAGTATTGCAAAGATGTATTAAATAATAGAGAAATAACAACAGATGAAGTTAAGCAGCAATGTAAAATATTTTTAGATGACTATTATATTGGACAATATGAAGATGATTTTGAGTTTTACTTTGATGAAAAAAAGCTTAAGAAGATAAATAATCTATTAAAGCTTTTTAATTATGCTACTGGATTTGTAGCAGGCAAACAAGTATTGGAAGGCTTAGAAGGATTTCAAGCTTTATTCTTATGTGCAATTTTCGGTTGGAGATATAAAACAAATAAGAAGAAGTTTAGATATAGGGATGTAGTTTTATTTATACCGCGTAAGAATACAAAGAGTTTTATAGCAGCATTAGTTCTTATATTGCTTATGTTAACAGAGCAGAATTTCTCCGAGTTTTATTCTATATGTCTTGATAGAGATTTAGCTAAAGAAACAAGAAAAGCTATGGCACAATTAATAAGTGCTAGCCCAGCTATAGAAAAGCATTTTTTTGTATCGGAATCAGAGATAGGCATTATAAAATGCAAACTTACAAATAGTTATTATATACCCAGAACATCAAAAGCAGATAAGAACAACTCTATTAGACCTTCATGTTTTATAGCAGATGAGGTTGGAGCATTTACTAGCAATGAGAACATACAAGCAATGAGAAAAGGTCAATTAAGTGTAATGAACCCTATGTGTATAAAAACCACTACTGCTTATGCCAATAGTGATTCTGTAATGCTTGAAGAGTTAGAGTATGATAAGGCTGTTCTTAATGGTGTAGTTGATAATAAAAGGTTATTTGTATTACTTTATTATGCAACTTTAGAAGAAGCATGGACAGATGAAGGACTGTATAAAGCTAATCCTTTAAGAGTTGAAGAAAACTATGCAGAAATAAAAGCAGATAGGGAAATAGCAAAGATAAAAACATCTGAACAGGAAGAGTTTTTTACTAAAAACTTAAATATATTCTTAGAAACTAACGAGTTGAATAAATATTTAGACATTAAGCATTGGAAGAAATGTGAAATTACTGATAAGGAATTTAGAGAAAAAATAAAAGGTAAGAATGTAAAAGTTGGACTTGATATGTCTGTAACTACTGACTTAACTGCAGTGGGAATAGAGTTTGAAGATGAAAATATAATTTATTGCAAGTCTAAAGGGTTTTTACCAGAGGAGAGTCTAAAAACAAGAAGAGAAAAACATGTTGACTATAAAAAATATGCTAAATTAGGTTATTGTGATATACATGAAGGAATGACAGTTAATTATACACTTGTAGAGGAGTATATACGAGGAATTGAAGAAGAATATGAATGCACTATAGAATGTATTGTTACTGATCCTATGAATGCCAAAGAAATGGTTGAAAGATTAGCAGAAGATTTTGAAGTTGTTATGCTTAAACAAACTTACACAAATTTATCTCCAGCGACCAAAGAATTTAGAAAAAAAGTCTATGACTTTGAAGTAAGATATGTGAAAAATGAATTGTTAGATTGGAATATGAATAATGCTAGTACAACAAAAGGAAAAGCAGATGATGAAATGCTTATTAAAGAAAATAAGAATAAACAGAGAATAGACATGGTAGTAGTATTAATATTTGCTTTTACAGAGTTATTAGGAGAGAATACGAGCTATAATCTTGTAGAACAACTAGAGAACCAAAATTGGTAGAGGTGATCAATATTAAAAATAAAATAAATAAAATTATAAAGACATTACTTGAAAGAAAATTAGAATGTCTTTTTTTAATTGGATTAGTAACTATAATAATAACTAACTTTACATTAAATATTAAATTTGGTTGTTATTTTATAGGAGCAGTATGTATATTACTTTCTATTTATTTAGATTTTATAAAGAATAGGAGGTGATAGTATTGTTATTTGGTACAGAAAAAAGAAGTAATGGAGATTTAGAAAAATGGACTTATAGTAGTTTATTTGAAAAAGGATATGAATTAGATAGTAAAAAAGAAATAACATATTATAGTTGTTTGGATATACTAAGTAAATCTATCGCTAAATGTCCATTGCAACTTAAAAAAGAAACAAATAAGGGAGAAATCACAGATAGAAGCCACTATTTATATGAATTGTTAAGACTACGACCCAACTCCAATATGTCGGCTATTGACT